ATGGAAGATAGATTGGGTACAAAACTAGACACACAACATGGTATTCTTGTAGCATTAATAGATAGAGTCAGGTCGCTAGATAATGAGATTATCAGACAAGACACTATGATTAAAACTATGCTTGGTGTACCGCAATTAATAGACACTAACAAAATAGGTAAAGCGAAAAGAAATGACAAAAGGAAAGATTAGTTTATTGGTATTATGTTTATCTGTATCAGCAGATGAAATGGTACATAAATTTAAGTCACCGTCATTCTCTGGTATTGGTACATCTGCACACTATCTGACTATAGAAAACCAAATGCACACTAGAAAGATGACTCTAAAAGCAGAGATCAAAGCATTACAAGACGAGATAGAAAGAGATAAAGAGAATACCACACTAGCTAGGTTTATTAGAAACTTAGAAAGTAGAATTTATGCACAGTTATCAAGACAGCTAGTAGAAAACTTATTTGGTGAAACTGCAAGCACCAGTGGTATTTTAGAGTTAGAAGGTAACACTATAGAGTATAATGTTGTTGACGGTATAATAACTTTAACAATAACGGATTCTAATGGTGATACAACGACTATATCTTTGCCTATTGGCAACTTTACTTTCTAGTTGCGCGATAATAATAGATCCGTTAGAAAACAATTTACCACCCCTACAAAAAATAGAAAAGCCAGAGATAGGATCTTTGTTAGTTCCAGAACTTGCTAACATAAAAACAAATAACAAAACTAAACCAGTTGTAGCAATCTATACAGGATCATTCACAGACCAAACTGGTCAACGCAGAAGCAACAGCACATACGCAACCTTTTCATCTGCGGTAACTCAAGCACCAGATGCTTATTTAATCAGAGCATTAAAACATGCTGGTATAAATCATAATGGTTTCTTTGAAGTGGTAGAACGCGTAGGCCTAGACCATGTAACTAAAGAAAGACAAATCATTAGAAGCACCAGGCAGGAGTTTAAAAAAGACACCAAATTACAACCACTTATGTTTGCGGGTTTGATAATGCAAGGTGGCGTGATATCATACGAAAGTAACGTAAAGAGTGGTGGTGCTGGAGCTAGATACCTTGGAATAGGAATGTCTAGGCAGTACAAACAAGATACAGTTACCATCTCATTGCGTACCGTATCTGTGAGTACGGGTAAAGTATTACTAGAAGTGCTAGTAACCAAAACGATATTAAGTGCATCTATAGATCAAGATATCTTTCGTTTTATTAGTGATTCAACCGAACTAGTAGAAGTAGAGAACGGTTTAGTCAGAAACGAGTCAATCAATATAGCACTACAAACAGCGATAGAAACTGCTGTTTTACAAACTATAAAAGAAGGAACAAATAGAGGATATTGGAGTTATGAAGAATTTAAAACAATTGATTGCGACGATGATTGCGTTACCGCTATTCGCGGCTGACAACGAAATCTTTGTAGAACAAGCTGGTGCAACAGCAAACATAGACCTAGAGCAACTAGGTTCATCTAACATTATAGGCGGTCTAAATTCTATAGCTGGTACACTAACAGCATTAGATCTTGACGGTATTAATTTAACACTAGATATCAACCAAATAGGTAATACTAATAAATTTCTTGGTGATATCTATGGTGATAATGTAACAGGATTCTTTGAGTTTGACGGTGACAGTAATACATTTACTATACAAGCAGATCCAACAGATACTTATGGTATTAGTGGATCAGACTACAATGTTGATGTAACAGGTAGCTCTAACACATTTACACTAGATACTGGCACAAGTGCGTTAAGTGAAAACCTAGACTTAGATTGGATAATCAATGGTGACAGTAATACTTTTGATTTTGATATTAACTATGATGGTGCTACTAACTATGTTGATGTAGACGGGGATAGCAACACAGTAAACTTTACAGGAAGTGGATATGCGGGAGGATACTTCTATCTTGACCAAACAGGAAACAGTAGAACATTCAACATCATACAGTCATCAACTCTTGCTGCTGATTGGTTACAGATTAACTCTACTGGCAGTAACGGTACTGTTTGCGTCGTTCAAAGTGACGGCGGAACAACAACCAGCTGTTGATGTAGGAAATATATCTGAGCTAACTGGTTCAGCACAAGTTGTAAGAGATAAGCCATACCAGGCAACAGAATCTTTTGACATACAGCAAAACGATGAGGCCATTACATCTAATGGTCGTATGGCTATTACATTCTTAGATGATTCTAAAGTTAAATTAACTGAACACTCGCAACTAACTATAGACGAATATATCTTTGATCCTAACCCTAGCAAATCCAAAATGGCTATCACCTTTGGTCTTGGCACAGCAAGATTTATTACAGGTAGTTTAAATAAGATAGACAAAAATAATATAGATTTAAAAACGCCTACAGCTAACATAGCTATAAGAGGTACTGACTTTACGGTAACGGTAGATGAGACTGGTCGCAGTTTATTAATACTGTTGCCTGATATTAATGGTTTATCTAGCGGTGAAATATTAGTAACTACAGCTATGGGTACAGTTACACTAAATAAACCTTACGAAGCTACAACTGTAGATGTATATGAAAAATCACCAAGCAAACCAGTCATACTAGATTTAACACTAGAGCTGATAGATAACATGCTTATCGTAAACCCGCCACAGCAAGAAAAGGTTACAGAAGAAACCATACAAACCAAAAAAGCAAACATATTAGACTTTGATGATTTAGATATAGATTACTTAGAAGAAGACTTTTTAGATTCAGAACGAGAGCTAGAGTTTACAGAACTAGATATAAATTATCTTGATGTGAACTTCTTAGAAGATTTGTTAGATGTAATAGACGCACTACAAGAAATACAAGAAGAAGATCAGTTAGCACAGGATGCTACATCAATTAACATTGTTGGTACAAAACTAGGTCAAGACCTGAACACGCAAATAACATCATACATAACTGGCGAAGTTCTAACGCTTATGCGTAGCGTAAACGATACAGCAAGAGTAGATATAGATTCATCTGCTAGTTACACAGTTATTTTTATACAAGATGGTGCATCTAAAGTTGTAAAAATAAATGGTGGTACTGGTAGCATTATTAAAATAACCCAAAGCAATTAATGAAACGTCTATTATTCATCATGCTTATAATACTAGTGTTGCCTTTGTTATATCAGTCAACACCGACAGAAATATTAAAGTTAAAAGTATTTGACTATCTAGTACCAGAGCAACAACCATCTGGTTACTTTACTATTTTAAATATTACAGAAGAAGATATAGCTAACGAAGGCGGTTGGCCGTTACCAAGAAAAAGACTAGGAGAAATACACACAGAGATAATGGCTAAAGGCGCAATAGGTGTTGGTTACGTTATAGGTTTTCCACAACCAGACCGCATGGGTGGTGATGCTTACTTTGCAGAATCATTAAAGTATGGCACTTCTATTTTAGCAATGTTTGAAAATCCTAATGGTAATTATCCACCAACCACAGGAACTGTCATACTTGGTGATGATGTAGGTGGTATGACTACAAATGGTGTTATACAAAACATAAAGTTATTAACAACTTATGCACAGGAAGGGATTGCAACTGCGCCTACTGATGTAGATAACTTGGTAAGAAGAATACCGTTATTGTTAAAAACACCAGATGGTTATGTGCCTGCATTTGGCACAGAGGTATTGAAAGCATTGGTTGGTGCTGATACTTATATTATAAAAACAAATGATCTTGGTATAGAACAAATACGCGTCAAAGGATTGCCACCAGTTGCTACCGACAGTTTAGGTCGTAAGTGGATTAGCTGGGTAGACACACCGCAAACCAATTTACAAGAAATGGATGTTGCTGGTAAGTTTGTATTTGTCGGCGTAACTGCTCCAGGTATCATGCCACAAATAGCAACTCCGACTGGATTATTAGAACCACACAAAATTCAAGCAGCATTATCTGAGTCAATCTTGATAGAAAACTCGCCAAGGATTCCAAACTGGCATTTATCAGCCGAAATTTTGATTTTGCTAATTTTCGTGTCGTTGACGTGGCTTGTAATTAATTATCTCAGTATAGTTAAGGGCATAAGTCTCGCTGTTATTTTGCTATTCATCACGGGCTTCTCAGGAGCTTTTAGCGTTCAAAAAGGTATTTTGTTAGATTTTTCATGGACTTTTATCTCTCAAATACTAATTTCTACTATTGCTTTGTATTTAAGCTACAAAAAACAATATAAATTACGCCAACAGATAAAAAAACAGTTTGAACATTACCTTGATCCTAGACAAGTTAAACAATTGCAAGACAACCCAGACATGTTAAAACTTGGTGGTGAGAAAAAATACTGCACATTTTTATTTACAGATGTTAGAGGTTTTACATCTTTATCAGAAAAGTTAGAACCAGAAGAAGTTACCAAGATCATGAACAAGGCTTTAACTATTCAAGCAGATGCAGTTAACTTTTATGATGGCATGGTTGATAAATATATTGGTGACGCAATGATGGCAATCTTCAATGCACCTATAGATATACCCGACCACGAACAAGCAGCTATTCTTTGTGCAAAAAAAATACAAGATAAAATTAAAATGGCTAATCTTGATATTGAAATAGGCATAGGGATAAATACAGGAACTGCTGTTATTGGTAATATGGGAAGCGATACAAGGTTTGATTATTCTGCTATTGGTGATTGTGTAAATACAGCTGCAAGATTAGAGTCAGCTACTAAAGAAGTTGGCGTAGATATATTGATTGGTGAATCTACTGCA